TCATAATTACGAACAAAAATAGACGAATTATGGCCAAACCTGGATGGAATGATATAGATGCACAGGGTAGAAAGATGACTAAGATAGTCAGACTGTGTGAATCATTCATAGATAGAGAGATGAAAAAGGAATCAAAGGACAGGGATAATGATTTAATTCTGGCCTATATGGATAGACTAATCAAGAGTGCCTCACACCAGGCTAACCTTACAAATATCAATCTTAAACTAAATATGCTCTTCAAACTAGCAGAAAAGAAATACGCTGATGAACTCACTGAACAAGGACTAAAAGAACTAGGTGCCAAATGAGCCTAGAAGATAGAGTATCATTCCTAGCCACAGAACTGGCCAAGAAAGAAGAGGATACAATAGACTTTGCAGAGTATAGAGGATTATCATTCGAGGACTTTTGGAACAAACTACCACGTAAATTAAAGTTTACAGATTATGAGAGGGAACTATCAGAAATACTAGAGAAAGACAAAAAGTTATGGGTAAAGAAGGCCACTGGCCTAGGCATATCAGAGTTCTTCACACGCTGGATTGCATGGAATTGTGTAAAGGATGACGAATGGAAGAACAGACAGATAGATGTAACAGCCATTATTATCACAGGTGCAAACTTGGACCTAACAAAGAAATTCATTGGCCGTATCAAAGGCTTATTCATGGGTAAGGAGTTCAAGAGTAAAGAATCCCTAGTCATACTGAATGGCTGCAAGATAGAGGCATTTCCTACTAACCACCTTGAACCAGCGAGAGGTCTTAACCCTAGAATAGTCGTACTAGATGAGGGTGACTTTTTCCCACTACGATACCAAGATGAGGCCAGAACAGTAGCAGAGAGATACAGGGCAAAGGGTAACGCTATCGTGGCTATGGTATCAACACCTAACATGCCTGGTGGACTATACGAGAGAATGGAAGAGGAAGGTCCAGATAAGAATGGCTATGTAATGAAGGAATACAACTACGAATGGGGTATAGGAATAGTATATGATAAAGACATTATAGAGGAAGAAAAGAGAGTCAATCCATCCTTTGAGCGTGAATATAATCTTCAATATGGTTATGGCCTAGGGGATATATTCGAGGGAATAGATAACATTATAGACAAGTATGACCTTGAACTAGTAGGCGATAAATGTGGAATATATGGTGATCCTGCTTTTGGCTCTTCTAATTTCGGTGTTCTTGGTGCAGAGATTCGTGACGGCATATTGTATGTCACCGAGTGCTATGAATACCCTAGGGCTAGTCCTAGTAGTATGCTTGATCTTATGGCTGACTTGGCTCACAAGTATGGAGATAACGTCAAGATTGATAGTGCCCATCCTGGATTCATACGTGACCTAGAAGAGAGAGGAATACCTGCACTACCAATTAACTTTGGCCTACAAATAAGAGATCACGAGACAGCAAATCTTCAATCATTAAGGTCCAAAATGACTATTAATGCAGCACAAATGGTAAAGAACGGCAAGGTAAGAATACATCCTAATCACACCAAACTAATCTCACAGATGAGGGCAGCAAAGTTTGACAAGAAAGGTGGCGTGGATAAGGAAGAACTCAACTTTGACGTTGGTGACTGTTTCCTCATGGCCTGCTGGGATCTAAAGGAATATGACTATGGTCACTATGACCTCATGGGTAAGCATTTCGTAGATAGGAACGATGAGAAAGAAAAGATACCTAGAGGCCTAAAGTTTGAGACTGTTGAATATGAATAATTCTATTACAATATCACATCTAAGGCCATACATGGATAACGCATCTAAACTATATCTAATCGGTTCAGGCCTAGTAATCGGAGCATTTGCAGTATTCTCATTCTTTGTGTTTAATCTTGCAAAGTGAACTAGAAAGACACCTAAGAGAATACCTGGATATAATGGCCAATGAGCCTGATGGATATATTAAAATATCAGAGGTGTATCATCATATTAGGAGAATACTTGGGGATGAATGACTTTATATAATGTGGCCATTAATAGATTAACATGATAGTTACACCTAAAGGTCCAGAACTTATTACAGCCTTCAAGGAATCAATCAACAAACTACTTGATGAGATGTTAGAGAAGGAAGCATGGTTAAAGGAGAATGATCCTGACCCAGAGACTACCATCAACTATATGATTGACAAGAAACTACGAGAGTGGTTTAATCGTGGTGGCAATCTAGGGTATTAATTCTCTTTATATAAGGATGGTATAAAATCTCATGGATTACCCTTTTAAGAGGAAGGTTACTGAACGTAAGCGAGAAGCAAAACGTGCAGAGAAAATTAGTTCCGTTACTAAAGATGTAAAAGATATTGTAGGTGCAAAACTAGGTATTAACAGAGCAGGTAGAAACATTGACAAGATTTCATTTGAGATTAACCGTAATAGAAAAAACCTAAAAAGATTAGGTATCACTGATGAAGAATTAAAAGCACTTGGTCTAGAATAATTGGCCTACGGATTATATCTTACACTAGATCAAGAACAATGGTATAGGGGAGATTACTCAAGCGAGAACAAGATTACTGGCACACTCTACACAGACAAGAATAGAACAGTAGTAAAGAATCTCACAGGTTATACAATTACAATTAGATTATTCAAATCACGTACAATAGGAGACAGATTCAACAAGACAGCAAGTATAGTATCAGCAAGTGCAGGTACATTCTCATACGCAGTAGGACAGGGTGAGATGCCTATCTTTGGCCTTTATGAAGTTGTAGTAACACTAACCAAATCAGGTGTTCAGGAATCAACACTTAACCACGTAGAACTACAAATATTGGAAGGTCCATCAGCATGAGCAGCCCAATAGGCACACCTGACAATACCATACAGGAATCATATACAATAGAAGAGAAACACCCAACAGCAAGAATAGTAAAGAAGGAATGGGATAGAGAAAGACCACTCCAAGTAACATTTGAGAGATTAATCCATTATCACGATAGAACTCCACAGGTACAGATGCCAGTATCAATGTACAGTGAGATGATCAGTGGCACAGATTTAGAGGTAACCTGTAATTCTGATGAGGCCACCGAGTTACTAGCAGACTGGATTAGACGTACTAACTTTTATGAGAAATTTGAGAATCTTATCACTACATGGCTTATCTGTGGTAATGCACTCCTAGAGAAATTAGACGAGCATAACATAGATGACGTAATGGAAGTAGATATGGCCACCATCATATCCAAGAAGAGAAATGAGTATGGAGAATTAGAATATTATGAACATAGAACTATGAACGGCCAGATAGCAAGATTAGGTGAGACATCACTAGGTAAGTTCATAGAGTTTAACCTAGCACCATTCAGCAGAAAGGCATGGAGTAACTCACTATTCCACAGCCTTGCAATCCCACGTACACTTGGCCACAGAACAATGCCACCAGTAATAGAGTTAATCTGGGGTGTAGAGGATGCTATGGGTGGAATCTTACTTAACAACGCTTATCCTATTACTACAATTACATACAACGGTGCAAACGATGAATACCTAAAGAAAGAAGCACGTAGATGGGCTGACTACAAACCAGGAGATAAGAGAGTCCAAAAGGTAAAGCCAGAGATAGAGTTCTTTGAGACACAGACAGGAAGTAAATACACAGACTATCTTGACTGGTTAAAGAATACAGTACAGATGGGTGTGCAATTCCCTAACGAGATACTTACAGGAGATTTCACATCCAGAGCCAGTAGTGAGACAACAGAGACTATCGTACAGAAGAAAGTACGTGGATACCAAAGATACTTGGCCAACAAACTAAAGACAGAACTATTTGATAATATCCTTATGCAGAACGGCTTTGATCCAGATAATGAGGATTGCCATGTGGCCTTTACAACACAGAACGTAATAGAGTTAGAGACAGCACAGATCAAGGACTTAGCAGGTATGGGATTAATGACAAAGATGGAAGCAAGAGAATGGCTAAGAAACAACACTGGTATGGAACTACCTGATGATGATGAGATTAACGCCAAAGAAGAAATGGAGATGCAGATAGCAAAGACTAACCAACAATTCCAAAAGGAGAAATTCACCAAATTTACACCTATCAAACTAAACGAATGTAAATGCCGTTGTGCCTCATGTAAGGAAGGCCAACACACATACTGTACGGGGAAGAAAAGGACATGCCAATAGACATTGAGGAACGAATCATAGACAAACTGGATACTCTTGATGAGAAAATAGACAAGTTATGTCTATGGAAAACTCAAATGGAATCAGAATGGAAGAACCATACAGAAGAATTAG